CGTGGTTCGTCGCGTAGCGTGTTCACGAGAACACCCATGACGCCATCCATTTGCTTTTGTGCCAAAAGAAGTTGCGAATCAACGCCAATCTCTTTCTTGAGTTGCCCAACGAGTCGGAGCGATGTGTTGGCCTGTGCGACCAACTTCGCCGCATCAGCGACCCAATCCGAGGTGATGCCACCTTCGCTGTCCTTGACGGCTTCCAACTCGTCAATCCAGCCGAGAAGGCGTTGCACGATGTCCTGTGCGGCGTCCAGCGTGTTGATGCTTTCATAGCGCATCGTTTCCATGTGCTTTGCCTCTTCGGGGTCATAGTCCACATGGTTGTCCATGTGGTTCATCACCGTGCCCTCCGGCCACGAATACTTTTCTTCAATGTAGGCCACGCTGATTTCTCCGTTGTGAACGCCGACCTCCAACTCACGACGGTTGGCGATACCGCACATGGGACAGTCCGGCGTGTTCAGCACCCACCGTAGGGTTTCAATCGTCAAGGCGTTGCTTTCGCCAGCAAGCCGCTGTTCAATCTCACGCCTCGTTCTCATCGTTGTCACCCCACTTCTGTTTTGCTTGGCTTGGGTCAGTCAGCGGACCAATCCGACACATGACACCCTTCCGCCCACGCCCTTTACTTTTAGGGGTGTATTCAGCATACCACGGTTGACCTTTGAGGTTGTCGTCAATCCAACGCTTGGCGGCGGTGTAGTCGCCCTTGGTGATGATTCGTGCAATCTCCTTCAACAGCGTGGAGCGTGTGATGTCTTGCATCCAAAACGCATCACGGATGAGCCGTGCGTCGGAGTCCATGACGGACCTTCGCATCATCAATGCCGATTCAAGGAGGGAAAGCAACTTCTCGTCCAAGTCAATGTTCAACACTTCGTTGCCCCGCCATTCTTCTTTTATCATAGAATAACCGATGGCGATTCGTCGGAACAGGTCAGCCTCAAAAGAACGCAGGTCGGGACGGTTGAGCCAATGGCCCAACTCGTCGCTGAACCGCACGCCGCTTGGTGGGTCAAAGATAGCCTCAAGCATACGGGTGTTGAACCAATTGCGGATGTTGATAACCTCGCTCGCAAGCATGGCCCGTGTCTCCCGTGTCATGTTGGACTGCATGTGCTGTGCCTCTTTGTATTGGGCTTCCTTCTCCGGCGACATCTCAATGTCAATGATGAACAGGCGTCGGTCAAGACCGGACTCCATCTCAAGGCGGGACGGCTGTGTTCCGCCCCACATGGTATACCGGGTATTGTATTGCACCCACCCGCTACGCATGGCCTTCTGCACACGGCCATTGTCAAGGGATGTGAGCAGTTGGTTTTTCATGTCGGTGCTGTGGTCCTTTTTGTTGGCGTCGGTGAGCGACGACGATTCCTCAAAGCCAAGGAAGCCGCCACACATGTCTCGGGCGAGCGGGCGACCCATGATGTTGCCTTCCTCATCCACCGAGCCAAACATACCGGCCTCGGTGATGCTGTTCGGACCAAGCATGGTGCGGAACCCCTCGCCGCTGTTGAACGCCGTGGGACTGTAAAGGATGCCCGTTCCCTCGGAAAGAAACATGTTGATGAGCATACTTTTACCGGAACCTTTCTCGCCACGCATGAGGATGTGAATGCGGGTGTCGGCAAGTTGCGACATCGGCGTGTAGATGGGGGCATTGTTGTGTCGCAGGGGGCAGTTGGGAATGTTGAAGTCGGCGTTGGTGGCAGGGTCAAAGTCGCATCGGCTACACTTGTTGATGGCGTTAAAAATGTGTGCGCCGATGGAGCAAGCGAAAATGGGGATTTTGTCCTCAACATCAACATAGAAGTTGCCCTGCGCGAAGCGGATGAGCCGGTCAATGATAGCCGTCACACCATCCACGCTCCGTCTTCGTCGTCGTCCGTGAACCACCGCTGTTCATTGATTTGGGACTCCATGTTTCGGACGGTGGCGATTGTGTTCTTAGCCTTTTCGTGGTCATAGGAAAAGCCCATCGCAACGAAAAACTCTTTGACCAACTTCAACGCCTCCGTGTCAATGAATTGTCCTTCGTCTTGAGTGACGCACACGACGGTGGACTTGATACCCATACGGTTTGCCACGAACGGGAAAATCCATGCGGGCGGTGCAAGAATCAAATCCTTCTCCGGCTTGACGGTGGAGAAGTCGTAGAACAGCAGTTGGGACCTTTCATCGGGCTCTTGATTGTTCATGCAAGTGATGAATGACAGCATTTCACAGCCGTGTTCTTTTAAGCCAAACATGATGTCCCGAATCATCGGGTAAGCCTCTTGCCACATGCCGGGATTGGAATGCAAGTCAACGGTGAGGTGTGCCCAATTCGTGATAGACAGAAGCACGGTGTTTCTGCCAATGTGCGTCATTGTCCATGCGGGGTTGAGCATCTTCGGGTATTGGTTGAAGGCATCTACGGTTTGGTGTTGCGACAGGATTTCTACACACGGTTTTTTGTCGCCCTCAAGCGACTTACCGACGATGAGGGGGATGAATCCGTATTCACCCTCCACATAGACAATGACCTTTTTCGGACGGAAGGTTTCGGGCCCCCACCCTTCTTTGAAAAAGAAATCAACGGAGCCGTGTTGCTCAATCATCGGCTCGCCTCCTTGACTGCGTTCCGCACGAAGGCTGGCATTTTGTCCAAGCGACGAAGAGTCTTTTTGCCGGAAAGGTAAGTGTCAATGACTTCTTCCAACGGGCGAACATTGACGACGCAGACCCAACGCTGACTGTTGAGCCCCAAGTCCTTGCTTGACTGCGAGGTTGGAAACATGACCCCATCGGTGCGGTCATACCAGCCCACGCGCTTGAACAGACCGGAGGCAAGAAGGGCTTGCGTCATGTTGGCAAGACGGGGCGCGTTGCCGTAGGTGTTGGTGTAGTGCTGATGGATGAGGTCGGTTCTCATTTCCCCGGCTTGCGCCACGAACATGAAAACTCTTTCAATCATGCGTGCGTTGCTCTTGAGCCCCATATCTTCTGCTGTCTTTGTAGGGCTATAAGGGAATTGTTTCTGTTGATTCGGGGGCGGCTGAAAGAATAAAACGATGGACTGCGCCCCGAACCCTACAATTCTTTTTTTGTTTCATAGGGATGTAGAAGATTATTGTAACTACCTTACAGAATGGCCTTTACCTAAACATCTATGAAGAAATGAAAGAATTCACAAACAGGCTTTCAGTCCCACGGTTTATTCTTTTTGTGCGGTGTTCAAAGAAGAAAAACAATTCAGCGATTGGAAGCGACGAAACTCCAAGTCGTCCCGCTCATAGAACCGCATCCCGGCATCAAGAGCAGACATTTGAGGGAAAAGAAAGTTGAGGCTTTGGATTTCAGCGAGGTAGGACATGCGAGCCTTGAGGTCGGAAGTCAGCCTCACGATGTCGGAAACCGGGAACGATTTCATGCGTTGCGGTCGGAAACAGGAGCCCGACTTTTCTATCACGGAAAAAATGAGATGATTTCCATTGATGGCGTCAGTTATTATCACCTTAAAATCAGGGTCGCCTTCAAGCGGAACGACAACTGCTGGTAGCGTCCGCAACTTTGTTTTTGTGTGAATTGTGATGGGAAGCATGTAGGACAAGTTAGATGATTTCTCAAACAGCATCAAGTTGGGCGTCATGTCAAAGTCCGAGGCCGATGGAGAGGCGGAGAGCAGGAAGGTTCCTTTTGTCGGAAAACCATACGGGTCTTTCCAATCCCCGGTCCGCACTTGGAGGCGAAGGTGCGGCCAAGCCTCCGGGTCGTTGAGCAATCCGTTGATGGCGTTTCTGCCCGTTGTAGCGTCCTTCAAGTCGTTGTTTATGGGTGGACGGGGTAAAGGGTCGTCGGGGAAAAGAGAGTCCAACAGGGACCACAGGGAGCGTTTTCCGTGGACGATGATTTGACCGCTCGGTGTCTCCAAACCGAAATACGGTTGGAACACCATGTTCTTTCCTTTCTTAGAATAGGGATAATAGAAAGTGACCGTCAAGTCGGAGGGACGACAGAACAACCACGAACCAATTCGCATCAAGACACCTTCTCAAGCCATTCGTTGAAGGCTTCCTCGGACTCAAGCGAATAAACGGCTGAAACATAACTGTTGCCTCGTCCGCTGGTAAGGATGGTGGACACGGCTGAAACGCCCTTCACCTGCCGCATGATTTGACCCATGGCGTTGCTTGACTTCGGAAGGTAGTTGGCCTTGAGCCCCTTCTCTTGGCAAAGGTGGATGAGTTGTTCAGCAGACAGCGGGCGGTCGTCGTTCTCCTTGAGGACTTGAACGATGGTTTTCTTCAACTTGACTCTATGCTTTGGCATCTGCTTCACCCTCCAAACGAACATCAACAACGGTGATGTGTGCGACATCTTCATGCGGGTCATAATGGGGGTAAAGGTAGAGGTGTGCCTCTTGAAGCATATCCTCCCATTCGCCCTCGTAGGTTGAGAAGAATTGTTCCTTGATGTAGTTAAGACTCTCTTTTGCCTTCAACAAATGGAAAGGCCGCACACCTCGCCATCTTCCGAAATGGTCCCATGTCATTTTTCATTCCTCCACAGGCCACCAAGACGGCGCAGGAACGCCTTTAGCCCACTTGGCGAAGCCTCTCTTCTCTCGGCTATAAAAGGTGCGGTAGGCTTGAACGGTGGTGTATTTTGACTCGTCCAGCAGGTCAAGGTTGCGCCCCTGTGATTGGTTCAAACAACGAGGAAACGGCGTCAACGGGCCGTTGGGAATGTAGTCTCGCAATTTGTAGTGTTCCAAATAGTCGTTAAACACAGCGTCACGAATCCACGCAAGTTGCTTTTGCGCGAAATGTTCTTTGCCGTAGCGGAGTCGGAATTGGTCGCAGATGGCTTGAGCGTGGGTCATGGCCCAATCAAAGTTGCCTTTGCTCTCGCCCGTCCAGCGTGTCATCGGGTGGTCGCGGTAGCCGCCACGGTGAATCGTCCCACGCTTTGTTTCGGGCATGTAGCCAAGAGGTGCGCCGTTGTTGAGCAAAGCCGAGACGAGCATTTGCACTTCTTCCACGGGCAACTTGACCACATGCTGGTCGCACAGGAGGCGAGCGGATGTGATGGGACAAGGCTTCCCGTTCTTTTTCCCCAAAAACATTCTGTTCATTGGGCATCACCGTGAATTTTGTCATAACTTTCTCGCTCGGCCTTGCCGTAGATGCGAAGGTCGGTGAGGTCGGGGTCTTGCGCCATGAGGCAAAGTGTCGGGTCGCCAAAGCGGATGCCGAGAATCAAGCCGTGGCAAGCATCGCAAACACGGCCATTGAGCGGGCGGGCCCGGTGGCCTTTGAACCAAGTCCTACCGTCCGGCAGGTGGTGAATGTGAACCTCTTTGTCACACAGGATGCAGGTAGGGAGAGCCACGCCGTTCATTCTGTCACCTCGCAGTTGATGTTGTAGAGAGAGGAAATGCGCTTGACGCGATGGTTGCCGCAGTTGACACAAACGAAATTGACTTCTGCAAATTCTTCGCCGTCAATGGTGACGGCTTCGGTGTAGGCGTATTTGAAATTGCACTTCATTGTTCATCACCAACAGTTGTCGCATCGTGCTTCGTCTTCTTCATCGTCCCACCACGAGTCTTGGACAAGGCTTCCGCAGTTGTCGCATTCGTGAACGCTGTCGTCGTGGTAGAGGGGGCCAACAAAGCGGCGTGTCTCGTCCCTCGTGCGGATGTAGACGACGCCATCCTCAACCTCCAAGTCCGGCTCATGCTCAAACAGGATGCCGTCGTTGATGGCGGCTTCGTGAGCGGGTAGGTCGTTGAGGTTGATAACACAGAAGATGCCAGCGTCAACGCCAAAGGAGGTCGCACCGTTGGCGGACTGCAAGCCGGGGAAAGTCCATGTGCCGTCGCCACCGTTTGTCCAAATGGTGATTTCTTGGCCGTGCCAATCAATGACCGAATCAATGTGGCCTCCCTCGCTTCGCTGGCTGTTCTTGAAGGTCAGTTGGCAAAACTCGTCCCAATCATCGTCGGGGATGATGTAGCACGGGTCGCCCACATACCACGGGGCGGCGGCGATAACTTGGTCGTGCATACGCTGGCGCAGGTGTGCGCTGATTTTGTCAATGGCTTTCTTCATCATGTTTATTCCCCCAATCTAATTTCCAACTTCTCTTCAACCTTGACGAATTGACCATCCACGAGAACCATGTAGAAGGTGTCCCATCGCTCGCCCTGCGGCGTCATTTGAATGTTGAGGTAGCGGACAACGGCGGCGACGAACACCGCACAGTCATGCGATTGCTCTTGAGTCGCAGGGTCGTTGAAATCGTGATAGAGGGTATCAAGGTTCAAGTCGCCCCATGACTTTGCGAGGCTTTGGTCAGCCCTCTTCACACCTGTCCAATATTTCCCGTCTGCGGGGCCGTCATAACGCAACTTGTCGCTGGTGAAATAGTCTGTGCGGTAGTCTTCCTTACAGAACGGACACATGGAATCCTTTTGCTTGTAACCCTTGGAGGGGCAACACCAAGCCCTCGGTGCCTTGGCATAATACCCGTAAAGTGCGTGTGCTTCGCGTATGCGCGCCCACGGTGCATGAATGTTATATTTACCGTCAAGGCATTGTTGTATGTGGTCTAAGCGTTGTTGCTCAACCTTGATGGCGTGGCGGCGCATACCTTGAAGTCGTCGCTTGACGACAGGGTATCGTGATACCCGCTCGTCGGCCAGCAACACATCAAGTCGTCGCACCCATTCGGCGTTGTAAAGGCGCGTGCTTTCGCCACCCCACTTCTTCTCGCATTCTGTCATGGTCATTTTCATTCCTCCATCGGGCTTCCCGCCCATACATAGAGATGGGGGTTGCACTTTATAAGCCTTTCGGTTTAGCGACTTTGCGCCTAACCACGCCTCCGCTTTGGTTTGCACACGACACACTTCTTGCTTCGTGCGTTGATGTTGGGGGCGCAGTCGCCGCACAACAGCACACGACAGGAAAGACATCTGCGGGCGTTGTTTATTTTTGCGGCAAAAGAAGGGGCGGATTTGGTTCTCAAAGGAGAAGCCAAGTGAACATGAATCTCGGGGTCAATCGTCGCCTTTTTCTCGTCTTCTGTCCATGGCAAACCACAGGAGGCACAGATATAATCGGGAGAGGGAACGGCGTCTTCAAGCAGGACTTGGTAGAATTTTTTACCGAAAAACCTTTCCAACTGCTTCAACAACATGGAGGTTCCGACAGAACCGAAGTCAACGGACTTTGCGAATGCAAAATCGTGCGTCTTCTTGAACGGCACGCCGAGGCCGGCATACCACACAGGGTTAGACGACTCGTCAAGATAATAGATGAACGCCTTCAAGCGATGGTGCCCCCTTCTTCTTCGTCGTCATAGTCCTCCATCTCGGCGTTGAGTTGGGCGATTTTGAGCATGGCGGCGTGGCCGTATTCGTGCGTAGCCAGCAGGTGGAACACATTGTAGTCGGGACCGACAAACTCCTGTCCACACACAGGGCACGAGGCACGAATCATGTTGAGGCCGGACACCCAAACCTTGCGGTCGGTGAGAAAAATGCCGTCGCTGATGGCGTCTTTGCCGATGATGCCGGCGACGAGTCCTTCAAGGCGCGTCAGCGTCAAATCACGGGGACCGGGACCATTTTCCATTTTCTTTTCCTCCAAAAGTTGTTGATGCACACGCTTCGCCCCTCGCCCGTGCAAGAACCACCAAGCAGGGGGTCATTGGGACGGAGGTGTGAACCAAGATGATAGGGATAGGGATGTCTTTTTGTGAAGTCCTCCGGTGAATCTCAAGCGACGATGCGTGCGGTGATGGTGTCCCAAGCACGGGCCTTGAGGCGTGCGCCGGTGCCGATGAGCGAGGACTCGGCTCGCTTGGCGTTGACGGTGCCGTTGCTGTTGTGAACCCATGCGTGGTCAAGGTATTCGGTGACCACATTCCACGATTGCCAAGCGGTGTCTCGCATGGCCGAGGTGTTGTTGGTGCTGGACTTCTCCAATTCCTTCAAGTGGTTGAAGGTGTTGAGGCCACGCGTCTTGAGTCCCCATTCGTTGTCCTCGTTGACCAATTTTTCGTCGGTCGTGAGGCCGAGGGCGTCAATGTAGAAGGTGGCTTTGTCAGCCTCCGTCATTTCAACGCTCATCAATTCGGCGGCTTCGTGGGCGAAGTTGTTGTTGAGGGTGTCAACAAGCCGGATGGCGTTTTCAAATTGGCCGATGCGGTCAGCCATTTTGGACGAATGCCGGATGGTGAGGTCACGAGGGTTGATGCCCGCCTTTTTCAGTTGCGACTGATGGAAGGCGAATTGGTTGGTGCAACCGAACCGGATGTTGGCGGGAATACACTTGACCCCACCGGACCCGTCGTGGGTATTTGTGAGGTAAATGTATTGGTCCAAGTCGTCCCACCCATCAATGTGATAGGTATCGGGCAACTTGAAGGAGGCGTAGAGTTTTTCACCCTGCCCCACCATGCCGATGCGGTCCCAAGCGATGTCGTCGTTCTGCACGAGGCGGTCAGCGATGCCAAGCAGGTCACGGTTCTGCATCGGGTGGTAGGTCCGGCCCACCACGCCAAGCGTCACATCGTTGTCCATCCGTCGGATGCGCTGGAATTTGGACCGGACTTCCCGCCCTGCGGCGGTGTAGAGCGGTTCACGCCCCACCTCAAAGTCCAATCCGGCGTTTCGCAACACCTCGTCCGTCGTCGTTCCTTGGGCTTGTTGCCCCATCAGCATATAACTCGCAATCATGTTTTTCATCTCCATTTTTTGTTTGTGTTTTTGGTTGTCGGCGGGTTGCTCCCGCTTCTAAATAGACATTCCCGGGGGGGTATATAAGCCTGCCGGTTTGCCTATTTTGCGTCTAACCGCCTCTTCGGTTTATTCTTCACCTCCGGCGTAGTCAACGCCTTCCATGTCGGATTGACCGAAGAGAATGTAAGCATACCTTCGCTGTGCCCTCGTGTTGTCCTTGGCCGGAAGGTTGGGATTTATTTTTATGTTGATTGTTTTTGAGCGCAGGTGGGTGTGTGTGCCAACAAAGTGACCCCAAATGCCACGGGAAGGGAAGGATGCAGTCGTCATGCGGGCGGGTGAGCCGGAGACTCGTCGGGCCTCGGCCTCAATGTCCCACAGGTCGTCGTAGGAGAACCAAACAGGTTTTCGGGCCACGCGTGAGAAGTGGGCCATCGTTTGGGCCACGGCTTCGCAGGCGTCCCTGCGTCCGGGCTTGCGGATGTGGTCGCGTCGTGGTCGGGTGTTCATTCGTCAGTCCTCCCGTCGTCGTGAAGGTGCGTGCCGCAGGTGCCGCATTCCTTGAAATAGGAGATGAAGAAATGAACGCAGTCGGAGCATTGGGCTTGAACGGTCACTCTTTCACCTCCGAGCATCGGCATCGCGTGAAGTTGTTCGTCCAAGCGTTGAACCATTGAGAACAGGCGTCGGAGTTGCGATTGCACCTGTTGGTTTGGAGGTGAGGTTGGATTTTCCAAACGGCGGGGTTTTGCTCACGGCGAGCGTTGGCGTCAAGTGGAATCCAAGTCATTCGCCCACCTCCGGTGCCGTCAAAGTGGCGTTGTAGGTGATGTGACCCTTGCCGTTGGGAGAATTGATGATTCGGCCTGTGGCGGTGTCAACCGAGAGAGTCCATTCAACACCTTCAAGTTGAATCGTGAAAACGCTCACGGTCATTCAAACATCCCTCCTAAACACGAAGCCGCCGATGTAGTGGTAGGAGAATTGCAGGGTGGATTGCCACCACCGCTCAAAGTCCACGAATAGGAAGAGAGGATTCGGATTTTTCGCGTCGGCAGACGGGAGATACCCGAAATCATCAGCCAACTGTTCAGCGAAGTCTTTGGGGCTGTCCCATTCGCCGGAATACGCCTCTTCAAACGCTTCGCTCAAGTCGTCGTGGTGACTCATGTTGTGAGGGTCAAGGTTGAACCATTCAAAGAACGCCTCGCCGTGGCCCTGCTGTTGTTGCCATTCAATGGCCCGCATGACCTTGATGAGATACGGGATGTCGGGATGCTCGCCCAAGTTGGGCACGCCGTCGTAGTCGTGAATCGCCCATTCATCGTGAAAAGGTCGGGGGCATGTGTTGAAGTGGCCCGCCCTGTCTTGACGGTCGTGTTCTTCGGCGTAGTCCCACCGTTCCTGTAACTCGTCGGCATTTTGCCATTGGCCGTGGTATCGTCCTTCGTTGTAGCAAGCAAGGCAAGCCACATAGACTTGCGGTTCGGTATCGGTTTTCTTGGTCATGGTTTTTCCTCCTGTTTGGTTGGTTCGGTTGCCTCCTTCGGCTCTATATACCGATTGTTGCATCGGGTATATAATACCTTCGGTTTGGCATTTTTCCGTCTAACCACCACCTCATTCTTTGCGGTTCACCCCCGCTCGTGTGATGTGGTGGACATGGGTGATGCGGTGCCTACGCTGGCTCGTCCAATCGTGGATTTGACCGGCTCGCACGCATAGCACATGGGATGAGGTTTGAATGATGTAGACCCCACGCTTCGGCAGGTGAGGCTCAATTGATTTCATGGTGCGCCCTTTGGCCCATCGGGTGCGGCGCATTTTCTTTGCGATTTCTTGAGTCTTTTCGCAGTCCCAATAATAGGGGTTTTCTGCTTTCTCAATGGCACTATGACGATAGACTTCTTTTTCGGTAAAACCAAAATCACGAAGCGCATTAAACACATTGAACATCGCCGTGCCTTTGCGGTAGTTGCGCCCACGCAGGGCGAGCGCACCGTGCGCCTGCTCGTAGGTTTTGCCTGCGGCAATCGCGAGAGCCTTCACGGTGCAGTCGTTTGTCTCACGCCATTTTTGAGAGCGGTTTTGCATTTTTCGGTAAAGTTTGGAAAGGTTGCTCATTGGTTCACCCTCCCTGCGGCTTCGGCTTGGGCGGCGTAGACGGACTCATAGACCGTGTTTCTGCCGACCCATTTTTTCGCATTGTCATGCAGATAGACGGGATGGATGGAAACCTGTATGCCCCACCCGAAACGCCCGTATCTGTATTCTACGGGCAAGCGGTTGATGATGAAGCGTCCACAGGCGGATTTCCACCCGTTTTCTTCGGGAGCGTCAAGCCATTCAATCATTTTTTACCCTCCTTTCGGCCTCGTGCTTGGCATCTTTCAATGAACGGAAGGATGAAACCGATGGGGTCATGCGTCCATCGGGAAGCGTGGCTCGGTCGGGCCAATCTTCGCCGCCGTAGTCATACAGGCTCCAAAGTCCGTAAGCGTAATGGTGTAAAGTGAACCGTCCACAGGCGGAGCCACACCGACCAAAACCACGAGTCCATTCAATCATTTTTTTCGCCTCCGTATTTGTGGTAAAGGTTCCAATAGGCGTGAGAACGCAACTCTTCCCACAGGTAAAATTCAACGCCGAGGTCGCAAAGTCGGTGAACCTCACGGTCAAACACCACGGCCCATGTCGGGTGCTTCATCAGCCACACGCTCAAGCGTTCCTCAAAAGTGCGGATGTTGTCGTCGGGTTCTGCTGTCAGCCATTCAGTCATTCGGTTTTCCTCCTTTGTTCTCGCTCTTGGCGGATGGCCCAACTTTCGGGAGTCCACCATCGGCCCCTTCGGAAAATCATGCGTGGTTGCTTCTTTTTTGCGGTCATTGTTCCACCTCTAAATCAACATGGTTTGGACAGGTATATAATACCTCCGATTTAGCATTTTTTCGGCTAACCGCCTCATCGTCCCGGCAACGGGAACAGCGGGTGGTCGGGCGGCGCGTGCGAGGGTGCAAGACGGCTCCGCCGAACAGGCCATGACGGCCACAGATGCCGCATTTTATTTTCACGATAAAACCTCCTTGCGCGTGTGGATTTCTCGCAGGTCGGGGCATTTTTGAGCGATGCGCCAACGCTTGAAGAGGATGCGGCGGGCGTCGGCAAAGTTGCGCGCCCCCGTGATGGGACAGGTGCGACAGCGCACGAGGTCATGCCGAGCGGACAGCAGGTGCCACGACGGGCACAGGTAGTCTAACTTTTCAAGCGGTGGTGAATGGAACGGTAGAAGTTTCATTGAGATGCCTCCCGTGCGAGTTGGTGAAGCACGGCCTCTTGAGCCATGCGGAGAGAAGGGAACGAGGATGGGGGATGGGGCGACCAATCGTCTAACACACACCACCGGATGTGCGGGTCGCATTGACGGATTTTTGCGGTGATGCGCCAGCGTCCGCAAGTGGAGAGGCGGTCGGTGAAGTCCACCGAGCGGGACCAATGAATCGGGCCGAGGGTCCATTCAGTCACCTTGAAGCCTCCGTCGGATTCTTTGAATGCGGTTGAAAATCTCGCCCGTGTGCATGTGGCAGATGGACTGTGAGTCTTGAATCACATGAAGCGAGATGGACAGGTCAAGCGTGAGCAGGGCTGTCGTGAGCGCGTTAAGCGCGTCGTTCGGCGTGGGGATTTTTTCGGTCATGCGTCCACCTCCCAAACCTCATGGTGCATGAGGGCCATGAACGAGAATGTCCATACCTGCATCGTGACGGCGGGGTGGTTGCCGTGTCTTGCGCTGTGTTCACAGACGCCGACGCCATCCCAAAAGAAGGCGAAGGGCCGGTCACGGTAGCCGGTCGTCAAGCAATAGGAGGTCATTCTGTGTCCTCCGGGCAGGCGCACCAAAAGCGGCGCAGGTCGTCGTCCCACCATGCGGGGGCTTTGCAGCGAACGCAGGTGACGCAGTCGTCGTCGTCGTCAAGGTCTGCGACGATGGGGATGCCGAAGCCGTGTTCGGTCATCAATACGCACCCCACAAGATGGTGAAGGTGTTACAATGGACGCATCGTCCGTTGTCCCCACCTCCGAGGGGTCGGAAGGTCTTGCACCCACACTTGACGCAGGTCACGCCCTTGATGCGGATGGTGTCTCGCTTGGTTCGGTTCTTGGTTGGCATTTCTTTTCGCCTCAAATCTACATATATTTACCCCTTTATAAGCATTTTGGTTTTGGTTTTTTTCGTCTAACCACGCATCTTGCGTGACTGTAACATAAAGAACGGGCGTCGTGGCATGTCGGCTAACTTTGGGGACATCATCTAACCCACGATTCGGACACACCGTCTAACCCCGGCGACCCGTCGGCTAACCAGCGTCACGCACGGGCGTCTAACCCGCCCCGCAGGGGCACGAAGTTAGCCGCATCTAATTTCGTCTAACCACGGTGTCAGTTAGCCTCGGCTAATTTCGTCTAACCGGCAAGCGCAGTTAGGCGCGTCTAAATAAAACCGCCACAATCTCGCCATGCGGCTAACCCAACCGTTGTTAGTGGAGTCTAACATTTTTGTAGTCAAAACGATTTTTGTAGTCAATAAATTTTGAGGAAAAAGTTAGGCGCGTCTAAAAATTTTGGGGTGTGATGGAGATGTTAGACGATGCGAGGGAGCCCGAAAAACCTTAGCCACAGGTTAGCCGAAACAGCCCATTTTGGGCCGGTTAGCCTCACCTAACGAACAGGCTTTCAGTTGCTTGGTTAGCCGGAAAAAAATACGATTTTTCAAGGAGTCTACATTCGGAGAAATTTGCTGTTTTTTTTCGCCTAACCGCATGACTGCGTAGCACTTTGTTAGCCGATGGGAGTTAGACGAAAAGGCGTTTTTAAGGCCGGTTAGCCTCGTCTAACTAATGGCCTCGCAGTCTGCTGGTTAGACGGAAAAAAAGTCCATGTTCCGCCCATAGTAGACTCTTCGCAAAATTGAAATTTATTTCGTCTAACCGTGTTACTGCGCCCCTGTTTGTTAGCCGAAGTCCATCGTCTAACTTTCCGGCTTGCGGTGTCGTGGTTAGCCGAAAAAAAATTGCATCGCCCGCCTATGCTACACTATTCGCAAACAGCAAAAAAAATTCGTCTAACCGTTGCACGGAGGCCCTAAAAGTTAGACGCGACTAACTTAACTTAATAACGGCTAACTGTAGTTAATAAATACAAAAAAAGTTAGATGCGGCTAACAAATACGCAAAAAACGCAAAATTAGACGCGAATAACCAATAACTGCCTTCCCCCGTGTTAGACGACCTACGGTTAGACGATTATACCCCTACACCAACAGCCTTATATACCCCCGAGCCCTACGATGTAACATGGTGCAAAACCGAACCAACCCGAGCCTGACCCGAAAAGACTTCCAAACCCTCCTGTGGACGAAGCAGAACATCAACTTCCCGGTGTTCGTCGTCGTCTATGAAGAGATTCATGGGGGCGCACATCACCCCGCCTACATGGAAGAGCAATATGACATCATGCAGAAGTGCTTCCTTGACTTCGCCGTGAAGTGGCCTTCGTGGGCTGACGCCCTCGTTGACGCCTACCTCGCTGGCCGCCACCGTGAGCCTCAAGCCGCCTTTCCTCCGGCTTCCTCGTTTTGGGACGACTTCCGCTGAATCCGTCTAACTTCTGTCCCTCCGGCTAACCGTCCCTCGCCCGTTTCCGCTGACGGGCGGGGGACATCTCGTCTAACCGTCTAACCTTTTCGGAAGTTTTTCCGTCTAACTATTTTTTTTTCGTCTAACTATTTTTCGTCTAACCGATGTTTTTTTCGGCTAACAATTTTTCGTCTAACTTTTTTTGTTTCGTCTAACCAGCGTCACACGCATCGTCTAACTCCGCCCGTGGCCGTCGGAAGTTAGGCGCGACTAACAATCCCGACTCCCCCCGGCTAACCGTGCCTCCGGCGGTTAGACGCCGCCCCCCTGCGGGGGGCACCCTTGATATACCCACGGGCCCTGCTTCACTACATGGAGGAACAAAACCGACCCCATACCAGCCCTATTGCGGGAGAACCCGCCTCGTTGAAACCCGGCATGGTGGTGCCTCGTGGTGCCCTCATGGCCCTCCGTGCCACGCTCACCCTTGCGCTCAACCAAGCAGACCACAGCCCCACGGGCTACACGCTGGACGAATCCGACGCATTGGACACCATGACTGCCACCGTTGAGCAAGCCCTCATTCAAGTGGACTCCGTGCTTGGCCTTGAGGAACCCACCGAGGACGCCAGCGAAGGACTCACCCACGAGGACTTCCAGCATGACCCCTACGCCGGGGACGCCGAAGGCGAGATGCGAGCCGAGGCCGAGGCCGAGCGACGAGCAGACGCCGCCCTTGAGTTGGCCGCTGAGTTGGCTTCCTGTGATTGGGACGATTGGAATTATTGAGCCCACCGTCGCCGCTGACTTCCGGCTCTCCGAGCCGTTCACCTCCGGCCCCTCCGCCAAGGCGGGGGGGTTGGACCCATCATCTAACTTCAGGTATTTTCATCTAACTTTTGGCTCTTTTTCGTTCGGAAATTTTTTCGTCTAACTGCTTTTTTTTTCGTCTAACGCGCATCGTCTAACCGCCGTTCGGCGGAGCCGAAGTTAGACGCGTCTAACCTCGTGACCGCCCCACTACCCAACCGGAGGTTCAGCAGTCCGGCCCGTCCGGCGGGGTCGCCGGCGGGCCCTCGGCGGACCCAAAACGGCCCAATTTCAAGGAAAACCTCGCCTAACTTGATAAGGGGGGAGCCTCCACATGCCGCGTAGCGGCTGAGGAACAACACACAGCGGACAGCATGAACAACACCCGAAACCGCAACACAGGAGGACAGAAAATGAAAACGAACCCCGACACGAGCGAACCCGTGGACATGGTGCAAGCCATGACCAGCGGAGAGAACGAAACCGTGCGGCCCGCCTTGCTGGCCGCTCTCATGGAGGCCATGCTTCGCTTCCTTGACACCCTGCGCCCCGACATGGACAAGGCCGGCACCCGCCGCCTCCCTGCCAACGGCTACCGGGTCAAGGACGCCGCCAAGGCCGCCGACTGCCGCAACATCGCCGGGCTCGTGGGCCTCAAGATGAAGGCCAAGCACGCCGCCGACATGGTGAACGGCCTCATGGCCGCCGGCGTCTACCGACTGCACACCATCACCAAGAATGGCGTGCCGTGGGTCATCAACACCGCTGACAGCGTGATGATGGACGCCCTCACCGCCACCAACGCCGCCGGCCAAGCCGTGCGCCGTGCCGCCGCCGCCATCATGGCCTTTGACCAATGGCAGGGACAGGCCGCCGCCGAGCGTGAGGCCGCCGTCCGTGCCCTTCGTGAGCGCACCGGTCAAGATGTGGACGAGGTGCCCGAGGGGTGCAAGGTCGCCACCGCTGACCAAGCCGCCGCCTTCGGCCTCGCTCCCGGCGACCTAATCCGGTATGTGGTCGTTGAGTCCGTGGGCATGCTCCGTGACGCCTTCGTCCACCTGCGGGGCGAGATGGTGAAGCATGACCGCTCCATGCTTGAGCAGTCGGACAAGACCACCACGCAAGGGAACGGCTACAACTGCTCCGTGCTGGATGTTGACGCCGGCATCTTCACCGTGAACCGCTCGTCCTTCGTGGATTGGTTCCGTGCCTCGGTGTTCGCCGGGAATTTCTATTGCTCGCCCTGCAAGCGAGCCAAGCGAACCGCCACCTACGGGAACGCACAGGTCAAGAACGCCGGCCACGCTTGCCCCACCTGCGGCAACCCACGCCACAACATGAAGCCCGGTGCCAACTTCGCCCACCTGCCCATGCTGACCAGCAAGGCCGAGGGCCTCAGCACCACCTTGGCCGTCATTGGCGGCCACCGGTTTGAGATGCGGGCCTTCCGCTTCACCGGCCCGGCGTTCAACGCTGGCGTCAAGGCCACCCGCTCCATCCCCACCATGACCGTTGAAGACGCCATGCGTGAGATGATGAAGCCCGGTGCCGTCAAGGTGCGAGGCGACCGAGGCACCTTCAACCGCCCCGCCCGCCTCGTCCCGGTGCTGTTTGACATCCAAGCGGACGGCGGGTTCTCGCACCACCTTGGGTGGGCCGTCGAGGCCCTCCACGAAGGCGAGGACGCCATGGGCTGAGGCCACAGCGGGCACGGACCCGCACCCCTCACGGCTCCGCCGTGAACACCGGGCCCCGTCGCTCCACGGAGCGGCGGGGCCCCCTTGCGTTACGCCGTCCAGCCACGACCACCCCGGACCCCACCGGCGGCGATGCCGAAAAGAAGCCGATAAACAGCCCTTCCTTGGACGCAACGGGGGCGGGTGCCCCATGGGTAGCACCGCAGAATTTGAGGCGCAGGAAGGGGCGTTTACAGGGCCGCTACGGGCAACCTGCGTTTTTTCGCCAAAAACAGGGGTCGCCGCCGCCGACCGTAGTGCTTGGCACCCCTCAAAATTCGCGATAAAAATTTTCAAAAAAGTGCCTTATAAACGACGCCTTACACTTCGGAACATTGTGCTTCGGGACTTCGCTTTGCCCTTACCGCCGGACCATTCGCCTTTTCCGCTTGCTCGTGCGCCCCAAGCAACGCCCGCATTTTGATGGCTAAATTGGTCAACAGCGTGTGCCAAGGCCATAACTAAGTCGTTGTGTGGTCCCGTGTCTACGATGTCGCCGGATTTCCAAGCGTGTGCTTCCAACTCTTCAAGCATTTCATTGACGACTCTTCGTGTGGCGTCGTCGCCATACGGGAACACAATTTTGCCCCGCTCAAACCATACCCGAAGTCGGTTCATCAACGCTTGCTTCAATCCTTTGTTGCTGACACGGCTTTGCCGATAGTCCACGGAAATGCCCTTTGCTTCCAAAAGACTTTGAAACAATCGCTGGAACCCAACATCTTCTGCCGCAAGTGGCGCGCTGTATCGCTTGCACCATTCGCCTATCATGTCGGCTTGCCTGTCGGGGGAAAAATCATTTCTTCGCCAAACATTTGCCACAACCAACGAGCCATCGGATTCTTGCCGGACCGCAACTAATACCGAATAATCCTTGCCCAAACCTTGCGACGGGTCAAAGCCAACAACATATCGGCCTTCGCCACGCTTTTCTTTGTCAAACACTTGCTCCATGTCCATGTTTGCTCGTGTGTATTTTCGTGGGTAGACTGCGGCATCATCGTCAATCACTTTACACAAAAACTCCTGTGCAAACTCCAAGTCCCCTGTCACTTTCTTTTGCTCCAAAAGAAAATCAAG